ACTGGATCTTGAATAATCTCTGATGCTGTCTTTAATTGACTTAGTTCATTGTCTGTATTGTGTAGGGCAAAGTTATCAGGATATTTTATTTCACCATCCCATGTAGCACCCATGTATGTGTAGATGATAGTCCATATTTGTTCTTCTGCGAGTTCTAGGTTATCTGCTATACTACTTAGTTTTGCGTTTAACAATTGGAATTCTGTTTCAATGGCAATGCCACTCATTGATTTAGTTTCTGTTACACGAACAGCGCCAACATTACCCATGCTGTCAATCATCTTTTTACGATTGTTGATTGAGTTGTAAATCTTATCAATTTGGCCGCCTTCAAATTGTAGAACATAGGGCTTTAAGTTTGGATCTAGGTTCTCTTCCATGGTAATGACTTGTCCAGCAGCCGCACCCTGAGCGTTAGTGCCTGCTGTGGCAACTAGTGACGGGTGAGTGTCTAGTCTAATTGAATCATATACTTCACTGAGCTCATTGTAAATCATACGCTGTTGATCCGCAATGTCGTCAATTAAACTATTACCTAATCCTCTAACAGGACTGCGTTCTGCGTAAGCACAGACAAATGGCAAATAACCTAGGCCATTTACTTCCACAGTCATTTCTTTTACACGCTCTTGTTGTGTGTCTAAGTTATAAGTTGTGATTGTATCATAGGTCCACTCTTTAACAACGGTTTCAGTGCCATTGACTTCTTCTACATACTTGATATATTCTAATTGGTAACCGCCGTTAGGCTGACGGGCCCAACGCCAATCTGTAACTGCTAATGGCAGAAACATTGACAAGTAAGGACGAGCATTCATTGCTTGTTCGTCTGCCATGGTAATTGCGCCTACATCAGGCTTCGCGCAGGCTATCCAGACATGGCCGAAAACCGAGGCCCAAGTTGCTACATCTTTGAAGAACGCATCCATACTGCGTCCATCTAAGTCTGCGTCTTCTAGAATGTCTTCTATAGTAAAGTTGTTTTCTAAACTGCCAAACTCTCTATGGGGCTTTTGTCTAAACAAGAAACTGATATACAATGAAATTAAACTGCGACATTGATTATCTAAGGGTGTGTTGTTTAATCGAACTGCGTATTGTGTGTCATTTTCTAATGCATAACGCTGTAGGTAAGCGCCTTCTCTATAGGCTTGTCCGCCTGTGTAGCTGTCAAGTAAGAACTTCCAGCGTTGTTGATTACGGCTGTAAGTTATGTTGCCTGCTGTTGCCTGTAAATAGGCATTTTGAAATGTCTGTAATTCTGCCATATTTTAGGCTCCAATATTAGTAATGTATTTATGCTAATTGATGACCGAATCTTTGCGGCAGGACTTTAGCAATGGGTTTCTGTATAGGATATAAGAATTCAATTAGGTATCCTATACTGTCACATGCATGGTCCCATCCATCTTTTTGTGGGACCATTGATTCTGGTTTGTAACTCCAGTTTCTTAAACTTTTAATAGTATGCTTGCATTTTGGATCTATTTTAAATTTAGTTGTATTATTATCACGTTTAAAGAATAAGCTATTACAAGCGTTTATCCTATCTTTAACTAGTGGATGACTACGGTGATATCGAGTAGTAAATCCAGCCATTTCCAATATCTTAATGTCTGTATTGCCATTGGCACTTGTTTTGCGTTGTTGTCCTGCAGGATCTGGAAAGACAGTAATAGGATTCTTTGGATATCGATTACGCAGTTCATCACAAAATTCATTTGTATTACTATTCTCTAAGATAATCTCATCAAATATTTCAATACCTTTACTTGTATTGCGACCCACTTGAGCACATAGAGGCGTAACGTTGAAGTCCAATCCCACTACTAATTGTTCATATTCCATGGGCTTGGCAACTTCGGCAATATTATGTTCACCAAATTCATACATAATAACGCCGGCAAACTGTTGCCAACTTGCCAAATATTCTTGTGCAAATACTTTAGGACTTAGATCCTGCTTGGCTTGTTCTATTTCTTCAGCGTCAACAAATCCACCGTCAATAGTTGTGTATGAAAAACTCATCCAACCTTTTTTAGTAAGATAGTTGTCATATAAATCTCTAGCAGTTTGATTGCCTGCTTTGGGTGTGCCTATGAATAATGCGTGTCCTTTTTTATCACTGAGCGACGCACGGATAATTTGATTCCATATCACATCTAAATCAATGTCAGCAAATTCATCGATCACAATAAAATTCAATGATTCTCCACGCAGATTATCACCTTGCTCTGCTGACTTCAAACATATCTTTGAATTATTCACGAGACTGATCGTAAGTTCACTTTCATTTGTATCTTTGATCCAGCGTAGCCTTCTAAGCTTATTTTTAAGTTTATCCCATACAAGACTTTTTGCTTGTTGTCTACTGTTAGTAAGATACCATACCACGCTGTTAGGCACGCTGGCATAACGGCAAAGTTCTCTCATACTTAAGAAAGTTTTCCCCCCGCGCCTTCCAGCTACTACTACACGGAATCTTATTGGACACTCTGCTATAAGTTGTTGTGGCTTACTCAGTGGCATCTAATTCGTTAAGTTCTTGTTTAAGATTGTCTTTAATCTCATCGATATCTTCATCATCGAATATTTGTTCAGTATTTTCATCTGTCCATGGTAAAGGCTTGGTATCCACTGTGTTTGTAGGATTGTCACTTTGTAATAAAATATTCTTACCCAGCCAAATAAGCAAGGTAGCGTTACCACTGAGCGCAGTTTGTAGCTGTGCTCTGCGTAGCGTTTGCTTTAAGCCTCCTCTGCCTTTTATGAGAAAATAACTAAAGTTATAGCGTAATGTTGATTCTGTGATGCCGAACCACTCTGCAATATCTCTATCGCTACAGCCAATCTGTGCCAAGTCTTCTACTTCTTGAGGAGGCACTACTATTTGATTGCGTCCAACAATCATGCCAGCGACAATCTTTTCACCCCACTGTGGTCCTGCTTTGCCTTGACTCATTCTATAATCGCTTTCATGATTTTATATAACAACAAGGCTATGGCAACAAAGAAACTGCCAGCAATGATGCCATTAATCATCAAGTAGAAACGAACTTTTTGTTCCAATAATTTTTCTTCTAATGCTAATTTCATAGACTGTCCTTAAATGCTTGTAGTTGCTCATGTGTGAGAAACATCTCGAATCTATTGTCAAATATGCTTTGACTTAATATCTGTATGTGCCATACTGATGTTGCTTCTATCCAAGTTTTTTTAACTTTAAGTTTGTAATCTTCTGTGTTGATTACATCATGTTCTTCTTTGGCCTTGCCTTGGCTGTAAACCATAAATTGTCCTTGTCTCATATTTACCTTTATAAAATCTTAGCTACAACAAATTCATTTGTTATAAACTGTTCGTTTAATCTTTTTGCTAGATTTTCTGCTGACTTTTTGTGTGGGAACACTGTTCTAATATATTTGGGGAATTCACCATTTGTGCCCCAATATCTATATCTAATGCTAAATGGTCTATCCCTATACACTATTGCGTATAAACCTTCTGCACTGAGTATGTCAATGCCTAAGTCTTCATCAACCTGTATGCTGTTAAGCACTTCTGCTGAGGGTCTAGCCATTATGGCATCCTTGTCAATATGCGGTTAAGATCCGGCATCACTATATTTGCCAGTGTCCAGTTGTGTTCATGCCAGTATATGCTGTAATAGTCATAGTGAATGTTGTATGTCATTTCACGGGCAAATCTTTTACACACTGTTTGAAGTTCTGCTTCTAGCTCATCATCCAGTGTGGCAAATGCGTATGTGGGTATGCGTGTTTCAATTATCAATTTCTTCTCCAAATATATTCCAAGCTTTTCTATTATTTGCTTTTAATTCAAAGTGATGAAAATTACAGCAGTCCTGCCGCTTGCACTTCATTTTAACTTGATATGGACTAACATCTTCGTTGGTTTCGGACATGAAAACTAATCTACGCACCTGTGACATTTGGGGATGCCCGGCCTTTCTAACACCAAAAATTGCCCCCGAAGGACTCATGCTACCTTGCCAAGGCCAACAGTCATTGGGATTCAAAGTTACAGCAATCTTACTCCATAGTAGTTCGTTGTTCCAACTCCAAACACCTATGTGCTTATATTTGGGACTTATTGTGTGATGATCAAATCTCATTCCATGTCCAATTCTATTTGTTTAACATCACTGTGATACAATGCTAGTAGTTCTGGATTTGTTCTTAGTAAATGTAATATACCTGCTGCAATGACATCGGTTTGCTGTTCAGTGAGACATTGGTTAAGTGTCATTTCCAATGTATGTATAAGTTCATGTGTTAGAGTTTGTAGTAATACATCTGTGGGTAAATCTGCATCCAGCAAAATTGTATTTGTTCTTGGATCACATAGTCCTAAACAATCAATTAGTTCTTTTGGCTTGGCTGCTCGTATTTCCCATAGTTGTGACATAAAGTATATTTCTTTTGGTATTCGCATTTGTTTGTTCCTCGTATGTATTTATCTAAATAGTCTTTATCTGTTAGGATCTTATAAAGTCCTAAAGGACTTAAAACAAATAAACCACTACGCTATCGCTTCGTTTTTTTATTTGTTTTAGTGATAAGTTTTTTATTTCAAAGGAATTTTATTGATTTAATAACAGACATTCTGAAAGATTTGGAAGCCAAGATGGGACTATTTCTAGTCCCAATCTTTTAACATTCTGATGAGTTCATCCGCCTGTCCTGGGTATAGGTATTTTTACTGAATGTGCTAAAGGATTCTGTGCTTCTCCTACCTATCACGATACACTTTGCAGTGCTGTAAACCTCGTCCCTAGTGTTTACATTTTTATAGCTCAGTTTATCGTATGCTAACAATTCATACTATGCTAATTTACACCATGGGGTTTCTTCTTAGCATGTTACGTGTCCCAGTTATCACCCTGGGTTTTTCCACAGCAGTATTATAATCTGGCCTGCCAACCTTTTGTGTTAGATGTCTTTGTGTATTTTGAGCTTGGTAGCGTCATTTGCCTGTATTGTATTTATGTTAAGATTCTAAAACTTTAACAAGTTCATCTAAAATTTCTTGTTTATTTTTTTGGATTAAAATAGTTTTTATTCTACTGTCTGCATTGATCAGTGGTTCTTTGCTTTTATTTTTATAAACTATTTGATTATCTTTGGTTTTGTATTTTAAGTCATCAATGATAATGCCCCAACCACGCTCTGTTAGGTCAATGACTTCTGCCCATTTTTTAGCATTTTTATTATCTGGATCCACATAAGTGTGTGCTATTACACCATGATTATTAACCAAAGTGACTTCAGTTATGTCTCCTCCATAACGACTTTCTTTATCTATGGTAGTCATTACCACCCATGGACCTTGTGCTTGTTGAACTGCCATATACATCCTTTCAATCATGTTATTTGCCTTCTAATATATTTATCATTATACATTAAATTTATGGGTTTATCAAGTGATAATTTAGCCAAAAGAAAAGCTCAATATTGAGCTTTTCAGTGATAATTCCCATTGCAGGTTTTATCTTATAGCAGGACTTTTTAGTTTACTTGGGCAAATAACGTTAAAGGAATAACATATGAGAGTATGTCGTTTTGCCTGCTACAATATTATTTATACCTCGTTGTCTTAGATTTCCTTGCCTGTAAGCATGATATATTCTTCAATGCTAATTTTATAATACCCTGAATTTTCTGTTTTTAACAATTTTGTAAGTTTATCATAATTTTTTGCTTTTCCAAAATTAACATGTTCATACAACACCACATCCTTTATTGATGGAAATACTCCATGAGGTGTCATTATAGGTTTAGAATGTAATTTACTTAATTTAAGTTTTGTTTCATCCTTTACAATTTTTCCTTTCAATGACGCTGATCTTTTTTCATTTGATTCTTTTGTATTAATATAACCTTTATGTGCATCACTTAATCTTTTTCTTTGTTCTTCTGTTCTTTTTATACCTTTATTTTTTTCGGCAGTTCTTTGTATAGATTCTTTTGAATGAACTTTACCTTTATTTTGTTCACTTAATTTTTTACGATATTCTAATATTTCTTCTTCAGTTTTAGATTGCCAAGTTAATCTTGATTTTTCTAAACTTTCTAAAGTAGGAGACTTACCTTTTCTTCCAGTTAATTTCTGTGCTGTTTTTTTACCTCTAGTTTCATAACTTAACTCTATAGCGGAAGGAAGAATATCTTCCAAACCTGTGAACAATTCATCTTGCTCTTGTTTCAATGATTTAGACATTAATGACCTTTCAACTGAGTAGCCCAACTATCTTGATAACTATCCGGTTCGTTGATCACTGCTTCTGCTAATTTACGAACCATACGATAGCTTGTGCTACGAAGATTATTCCAATTACTATACATCCATTCAAGTAATTCTTTTTTCTGTTCATCACTTAAAGGATGACCTTCAAAAGGTTGACTATTGCTTAATACATAAGCCAGCCAACCCCATTGGTATTCCCAATTTAAGTTAATACGACTATAATTAAAACGGTCCATGATAGCAGGGATTGCTGATTTAACTTTACTTCTGCCAAATGCTTTTGAATCTTCTAAATCTAAATTACATAGAATAACAAAACGAACTCTATCCATTGGAATATTTACACCAATACTTCCTGGATCTTGAAAACTTTTAAGAGCATCAGCAAGATCTTGTTTACCTACTTCTTCGAGTTTGGCAATAGTATTAGTCATACTTACATTATGAGCATAATATGGAATTAGTCCAATATCATAATTGATATCTCCCATGGCAATTTTCCATTTATTAAGTGTTTCATAACTACCAAACACTACATCATCGGCATCGTCTAGAATCGCTACAAGTTCTTCCTTGGGTTTAAGTTTCCAAACTGCATGTGCCAACATAGTGGTTATTACTAGATCGCTACTGCCCGGGGGAATGGTGATGTAAATAACATTGTTTACCGAACATTCATCCATGGTGCCGAAACTTTTACCAACACCAGGCGGACCTGATAAGATGGTATGACGAGTTGCTTCTACTTTCTTTTTGTTTACACCAATAGCACTACGAATGAATTTGCGTAATGCCGCATCTTCAATAGCACCTCTTTGTATCATTGTTTGTTTAAGTGGACTGGCAAAAGTAATGCCGAATTGTCCGTTGGTTGTTTGTTTCTTTTTCACGTTATTTGCCTTTCTTTTATATGTTATCTTATTCAACCCTACATCGTGTCTCAACGGGAAATCCTGGACATTGAAAGCTGGAACACACTACCCAATAACTACCTTCTGGTGTAGTTATTTTAGTTCTTGTAATGTTATCTGGGCAATCAGTTCCACCGCACGCCGAAAGTAGGCTTGCCACGAGGATCATTATCAATTTTTTGTTCATTTTGTATCTTCTCGAATACTTTACTTAATTCGGTGTAGAAGTCATCACCGTGTTTATTGATCTGTTCACGGATTAGTAGTTCTAGTCGTAAGCGTTCGGTAATGTTCATTATGCCAGTATCTCCATAATGTCATCAATAACGCTGTTGATACAACTATCATTTTGATTAGACAGCACTACGAACTTAAATCCATAATGTAAGTCTTCATCGTGCTTGTTGATAATCTGTAAAGGACTATCATATGAGATATGATTACCAATGCTAATAGAAGCCAAAGCCTCACGAATTTTTGGAATGTCACTGAAATAGATATTGTTTTCAATTTCAAGAACAATAGTAGTATAGCCTTGAAAAGTATTGGATTGGATAGTATTGCCTGCTCGCATTTTTATTTCCTCTGTGTGTGTTAAAGTGTTATGTTCTACGCTGAACATAGTGTATTATACTATGTCAGCGAATTTGTGTCAATTAAATTCTTTCTAACACGATAGTCAAGTCTTCCATAGGGTAAAAGTGACTAAAATATGTTTCATAGGCATTTGGGTATCTATTTGCCCAAATTAGCACCAAATGTCTAAACCAACTC